CAGAAGTAAAGGCAGAAGTACCGTTACCCTTTACGAGTCCAGTTATTGTTGTTACACCAGTACCACCATTGCCTACTGCAACAGTACCACTAACATTAGTAGCAGTAGTAGCTGAAGTGGCAGTAGTAGCTGAAGTGGCAGTAGTGGCGTTACCCAATAAATTAGCGGTAATTGTACCAGCCGAGAAGTTACCTGATGCATCACGCTGAACTACATAATTAGGGGTATTTGATGATGATTTTAAGCCTAATTCAGTATTTAGACCAGAAAAGTTATTATCAACTTCAGTACTTGTTAATGGAGCACCTTTAGTTGATCTTAAAGTAATTGTTGCCATTTATAGTTCCCTTGATGAACAGTTGTGCAATCAATGCTAATTTATTTGTACTACAAAAAACATTCATGCAAAATTTTGAATTCTAATTTATTTATACATACAATTTCTTTAAAAGTATTTCTAACATATTTTTTATTTCGTTAATATCGCCTTCAAGTTTATCTATTCTTTGCATTTCAGCTTCTTTACTTTGCTTAAGACTTAAATATTTTTCATATTCACTAACACCAGTATTAATAATAGCACCAGTGTCATCACGATAAAGATCTTGGTATCCTTGTACTTTTTTCATTATACACACGCAATAATTACTAAATCTTTAATTCTAACAATATTAGAAGTTGAGGTTGAATTCATTACTAATTTAATTTGAACAGCAGTAAAATTAGAAGGCGTCGTAACATCATAATCAACATCAATAAATTGACCATCATTAGATTTAATAAGAGTAGAAGTAGAATTAGCTTCGGTATAAGCTAATTTTGAAAAATCAGTGTTAATATTACCAACCTTATAATATACACTTAAATCCGCGGCTTGCATTACATCTGCCGCTAATCTAATCTTTAAATAGCTTGCTGGTTTATCTAGATTAATCTTCTTTGAAACATATTTGCTTGTTGAGCTTGAGCCTATTGGAGCAATTTCATCAACATATTGTTCTGAAACAGATACCGAAACTGGTGTTCCAACATTAGTAATTATTAGTGTTGTAGCTACATCAATATAAGAACCATCAGATGCAATATTAGTAACTAAATACTTACCTGTATTTGTTGATGATACTAATTTAATGTACTTACCAATCGTAATTGTCAAGAATGCATTTTTAGTTGCAGTGTCAGAAGTTGAAATTCTATTTCCAGAAATAGAGATTAAACTATTTGATACGACACTACGAAGATCTATATTATCATAATTGGTATTTGCTTCGGTTGGTGAATTGATTCTATCTTGAACCAAAATAGCCGATAAGCGTGCAATATCAATAACAGGAGAAATGTTCTTATTATTAGTTGACATTCTAGATGTTAATACAAGAGACTTATTATTACCATTAAATAATTCTTCTGTTCTTTGATTTGCAACTAACTGAATAGTATTTAGTTTATTATTTTCGTTTGCTGAAACTGCAAACTGTGAAGAAATAATAAACGGTGTTTCTGTGCCATGAATTGATTTACCAGATGTGGTTGTAATTGAATGTGTTAGTTGGGTATTTGGAAATAATTGTTGTTGAATAATAGGTTGAATAGTAGTATATTGAATATTTTCAGTAGCTTTAATACCACTATTACCAAAATTACCAGTAAAAGTTGCATTTGTAGTTACTTGAACTACATATGAATCCAAATCCGCCGACAAAATAGTATGTTCTTTATTTAGTTCAGTAATTGGTATACCAGCAACAGGTGAAGTAACACCAGAAATAGTTACCTTTTGTGGATTTGAATTAGTAAAGAAACCATGATTTTCATGATACACTCTTACATAATTCTTACCAGTAATAGTATAGAATGGATTTGGCTTTAAATCATATGTTGGAATATTAGTATTGACAAAGTCAATTTGTCCAAGTACGTTAGTAGCAAATTCAGCCTTATTAATTCTAAACATTAAATCTTGACTTTGATCTGCGGTCCATGTTGAAGCGTTTTGTGATTTAAATAAAACGCCGGCGTATGGTTGTTCAGAAATAACACTATCATTAACCACCGAAGTATCACCTAATTGTGAAATCCAACAACGATAATTATTTGAATCTGACAATAGAACAATACAATATTCGGTTGAATTATTTAGATAAACAGGTGAATCAAATGTAAATCTTGTAGCAACTGGCGCTGGATATGTATCTCCAGTTGAAGTAGTTACTGTAGTTGAACCAAGATTTACCTTTGTTGGATCAAGTGCTATTTCTGAGAATGGTAAAATTGCCTTACCAGGATAACCATTTACCATTTCACGGATTTGCATACGAACTGGCATAACATTATCTTTTGATGCAAAGTAAATATCAACCGATGTAACAAATGCACCGCCATCAGAATCAACAAGGAATGATTGAGCCAATGGGTCATACCAACCAGTATCAGAAATAATTCTGTCGCTTTGTTGAACAACAGTTTGAGTACCAGTAACCGCTTCTTGGCGCACTTCGGCATTACGAGTTGCTGTTATAGTTGCTTGCTTAGTTTCAAGAATACCTTCAGCTCGATATTGTTTTTTAACATATGATGTACGATTTACTCCATCATTAACATCATCTGATAATTTAAATTCACGAACACCGGTTCTAAAACGAATTTGATCAGTATTTGGAATATTGAAAAGTCCAATAACGTCGCCGCGTTCACTTGATAATAATGAACTACCTAAAGATTTAGATGTAACATTATTAATAGTAGCGGTAATACCTGAGATTGACCCAGTAATGGTATCGCCTGCTTGGAATGCACCAATAGTATTAACTACATGCAATTTAGTGGCAGCACTTGAAATACCTGGAACTGATAAACCTAATACACCTGTTACTGGGCTGTTATCTTTTGTATATGTTGTTGTGCCGCGCTTTGAAACATAAATGATATCGCCTTGGTCTAATGCAGATTCTGGATTATTATTAATTAAACGAGCCTTTTCGGTTGAATTACCGCCAGCTTTTGATGAAGAATCAAACCCAGTTACTGAACTAGTTAATGTTAGTACTGTTGCAGGTGTAACATATGATGAGATATTTGTTAAATCAAAGAAAGGTGTAAATGTTGTATTTGGCTTAAGACCACGGACAACAAATAAAAGATTTCTAGAACGAATATATGGAATAATTGCCTTTGATACAACTCGATCTTCAGTTACTTCACGATCAATTCTTTCAGCAATATATGTACGAACGCCAGTTCTTGATTGACCAATAGTTGTAGCTTCAGTTTGGAATGTAATAGAACGTAAGCTACTATTGTTACGGCCCTTTTTATAACCAAAACGAGCATCAATTGCTTCTTTTGATAAATCCTTTTGTGTTATAGTTTGTGTTGCACCAATTACAGGTGTACCGGTCCATTGGGTTTGCCACGCATTCCAAACTGTACCAATTACTCCTGATCGCTCAGCTATAGCTGAAATAGCGGTAAAATTACCTTCAACATTTGTGACAACATCTGGCAAACGTTGAGTCTCAAACCACTCATCAGATGAAGGCATAAGATTCATACTGCCAATAAATGTAAAGATAGCAAATGGATTAATATTTTCAGTGCGTGATGCATTTAACTGAGAAACCATTTCAACTTCGGTATATGGTAATGTAACTAAATCGCCGGTAACTCGATAATTTGAATTTGATCTTGCGGTATTTGTACTATTTTTTTCAATAAGATTTACATTATCCATATAATAAAATGGACGTAATTCTTGATTTTCCATGTCAATAGAACAAATATAATCTTGTGAACCTACATCACCAACCGTATGACCAGAGAAATTATCAACAATAAAACCATTCTTAAAACGGTTTAAACCTGTTGTATTATCACGAATCTCAAAAGATTGTGTTTGTTGCTCAAGTAATGATAATGAGGTATAATATTCAACATTATCAATACGCTTTTCTAATTTACCAATATCACGCATTGTATAGCGCTTATTATCAATTGAATTAACAATTACACTCTTAGTTGAATATCCATATGGATATAAATCTAGATTATACAACATCATGCCGGTTGATGGTGTTGATGGTAAATTAGCATTAATATCGGGTGTACCAGTTACACTAAAGAATGAACCTGTCAAATCTAAGGCAATAATATCTTTTCTGCCAATATAGCTTTGTAGATCTGCTTTAATACTAGCATCACGTTTTGGACACATCGTTGTGCCGACATTTGAAATTCTTGGTCTAAAATCAAATGTATCTGCAAGTGGAATAGTACCAAAAAATGGAATTTCATCATATGAAATAGTTGACAAATAACTATTTACAGTAAAGAAGTCTCCAGCACCAGAATGATCAAAATATTCATATACAATTTTAATAGGATTAGACGGTGTTGCTGCACTTGCATTTAATGTAACAGATGCAAGATCATAAAATGCCGCCTTTTGTCCATCGTCAAAACTATATCGATCTGAAATATCTAAAGTATATTGATCATTGGTTGGTGTATTTCCAAATGTTATTGTTGGTGCCATCTTAACTGCAAGAAGTCTAAGGCCATCAGCTTTATCTAAAATGATAGTACTAGCTTTTACATCATTTTCCGATGTAAGAATTTTTGTTGCAGTCGATAAAGTCTTTGTTTTTTCGCCTGAACCATTTTTATTAACCGTTACTAATACAACATAATTAGTATTTTGTGCCAAACCATCAACAACTAATGAATTATTATTTACAATTGAAAATGAAGCATTAACGATTGAACCAGTAGTATTGTTTAATACCAAATAATTAGTTAAGTTATTTACCGATGCAAATGAAGTGGCATTTGGAATATCACTAAGAGGAATAGTTACAGTTGTTCCGGTTGTTGTAGACTTTGAAATATACGCAATTGCAGAATATGAAGTATCATTAACACCTAATGGATCACGGATTGTTGTTACGTTTGAATAAGGTGATAAGAAGATTGCAACGTCATTATTTGTTTCTTTAATTGAAGTTACATATCTACTAATAGCAGCACCGGTAAATGTTGTACTTGGTGCTTGCGTGACTGTTAATGAACTGTTAGAATTAATTAAAGTTACTTCATATCTTGATGAACCAACTTTAATAAAATCACCTATCTTAAGATCAGTTAAAAATGTTGATCTTCCAGAAGCATCAGTTAAAGTAGTAGAACCGCTGGTTCCACTAATATTACCAATTAAAGAAACTAATTCTTCCGATACGTCAGCGGTAAATGTTGTAGCAGTAGATCCACCCGCGATATAAAATTGTTTAACATCGCTCTCAAAAGAATAACCACTATTTAATTTAATATTAAATAATGATAACTTATATTTTGTTGAAGAAGTGGCAAGTGCAGTATCACCGTTAAATTCAATAAATCTAACTCTTGCTGTGCCTATTTTAGTACCTGAACTAGTACCAACCGCAGTGGTGAACTTATTGTAAAGGCTTACTTCCGGAAACAATGAAACATTTGGTAGTGAATTAATATTTGTTACAATAACGTAATTGCCAATTGGACTAACGATATCAACGTTATTATAAAATTGAGTTGTTCTTGGCTTTGAAATAGGTAAATATTCTGTTGAAATTTTTTCAATTTCATAGCCCTTGACGTATGCTTTACCGGGTTCTAAGCCAATAGCATACTTAGCTTTATTTGTATTTTGTGTCGCAATAGAATCTGTTGTTACGGCATCATATACACCACGATTAAAAATCGGATTTGATTCATATGTCCAAATAACACCAGTTTGTGCTGTTGTGGTTGAACCTTCAACGTGAACTGGGGCAGTTGAATTTGATGTGCCATCTCTTCTTGCGCGATAATAATTACCACCATTCAATACAATATCATCAGATAGATAATTTGTATTTGCTAACCATTGGCCTCTATTATTATTACGATATTCACGAACATCAATAGCAAAATTCTTTACAGTATAATCACCAGATTCATCATATGTTCTACGCGCTAATGTTTTTTCTAAAATGGAATAATCAGCAGAAGTTACTAATTTATTAATTTTTCCATTTTCTACTTCAATAATTTGAATAAAATCTGAAACAGAATCGGTATTAGTTAAATCAATTTTAGTTAAAACTAAGCTAATTGAGTAACGATCTGCCCCAGGAGCAAAGTAATTTGGTGTACCATAAGCATTATCATTTAATGAATCATCGTCGTTAGATGTTACAATAGATTCTACCGCTTGAAGACCAATTTTATATGATGGAGTATTGGTATACTTATCAAGTACAATAGTCTGTGATTGTACTTGAATAAATGCATTTTTAATAAAATAAAATCCAGTTTCAATCGAAGCTAATGACGCATTACCAGATGCACCAGTTAATGAAGTAACTAATGTGGTAGAATTATAAGTTAAGGTTTCATTATTACCAAAAGTTTTTACATTATTAGAGCCAGAATTTGTATATTTAACAAATAAAGTAGGCGGATCATTATTTTCAGCTACTGTTGCAAATAAAACAAGAGCAGTTAAACCCTTTGTGCTTGTAACTGTTTTTCCAATTAATGTAGTTACATCAATACCAGAAGTACTTTGTAGTTTAACATAGAATGCATCGGTATCAATTGATGCATTTCCTGGAATTACCATTGATCCTTCTTTAAATACATGCTTACCAAATGTCTCAATCTGCTTATTAATAATAGATTGGATTTGGTTTAACTCGCGAGCTTGTACAGCATATCCAGGCTTAAAAAGGACTTTATAAAATTTTTTGTCCGAATCAAAATCGTCAAAGTATGGTTCAGTATTAAAATTGATAGTCATATCAAACCTTTATTAAACTAATATTATATTTATTAGAACTCTATAACAGTTCTTGATACCGCAGCCTGAGAAGATGATGCTGTAAATGATGTATGATTATCAATGTAAAACATTTCACCCGTAAATTTATCCATCTCCGGAGCATCAATTGTTTTAACTGGAAATATGTCATTTACATTATTAGAGTTAACTAATATCTGGTTTTCATAACATGGTATATTATTTAGTGGTTGCACTAAAATAGAATTAGTGGTTTTTGCAATTACAACATATTGAGCTTTTGAATTAATACTATCAGACAATATTGTGTCAATTGCAAAACTGTTAGGAACGGTTATCATAGGATTGTATACACCATAACAAGCCGATACTATATTTGATATTAACCAACCAACAGTACCAAACTTTTCGGGATTTCTAATAATCCCAAGTTGTCTATAATCGTTTGAAACAGTAAATGATTTTATTGTTTCATTTGAAACTGAAGTATAGAACATAATAGTTCTAGCAAATAATTCTCGCACGGCATTTTTACCATGACCGCCGGTCGGACTAATGATAGCTCTAGCGGTTGCATTAATACCAGGTCCAGAAATACTTACATTA